TGCGAGTCCCAGTCCAACCACGCTATTTGCCATGAGAGGTTCTCCTGGTCGGGCAAACGGGGGAGGTCGCCGACGGGGTTAAAGGTTAAGGTCGCGGAAGCGCGGGGATTGGCCACGCTTCCAGAAAAACTTGCGCTACTGCACCATTCCAAAATTCGTCGTGCCCATGGCCGACTTGATTACGTCTTCATCCGACATCGCGGCGGCCATTGCTTCATCAAACGACTTGACAACCTTGACCTTGTTGCCCTTGGCGTCCGTGCGCTCGTTGAACGGATCAAACTCACCGTCTTTGGCCGAAGTCGTATGCAGAGGATTGCGCGACTGAGGAGGCGTAAGCGAGGCCAACTTGCCCTTGTCTTCGATTGCCTTGGTCAGCTTGATGGTTTCCGCCGCCTTCCACTCATCACGCTCAACCTTCTTGCGCGCATCCCAGGTCAACCGATCTACGGCGTCGGCAACTTGAAGGAAGCCGTCCTTGTCCTTGAGCTGATGCTCGGAGGCATACTTGTAGGCCGCCTCGTAATCCACCGTGACGCCCTTGGGAAGATCCTTGGTGGCCGCGGCGAATTGCGACTGATACTGGTCATTCAGGTAACGGCCGACCGAAGTGTTGACGACGCCGGTGACTTTGCTTAGGCCATCAGTGAGGGTGGACTTCAGACCATCAAACTGACCAGGAATTTTAGCCATATCGGCGCGAAGAGCCGCCATTTCCTGATCGCGCTTGGCCAGTTCGGCCTTCATCTGCTTCACGACCGGCCCGAGCAGCGGGTCGTCGTCGGAGAGGCCGTACTCGACTTGGGCGGCTGCGCGGAGTTCAGTGGTGGTTGGAGTCGTCTGCTGGGTCTGCACGGTCGGAGCCACAACTTTGCCATCCTGCGCCAGCCAGCCGGCTTGCACAGCCTGCTGAAACTTGGACGCAAAGGCCAATTCGGCCTGGCCGAGGGTGTTCTGCCGCTGCTCAATCTGCGCGGTCAGAGCTTGACGCTCGGCCACGGGAAGGGCGCGGATTTCGCCGACCTGAACTGTGCTGCCGTCAGGCAGATTCAGAATCATGTCATCGGCATACTTGGCGTTCGAGAGAATGTCTTTGAGGGCCATGGGGGAGGACTCCTTCGGCGACTACGCGCCTGGTTGTGACCCCATCCCGCCTGACTGACCAGCGGGGTTAGGGATAGCTGCGTTGTTGGCAATGGGTCCAGCGGCGGACGTAGTGGCCGCGGCCTTCTCCGCTTCCTGAATCGAATTGTCGAGATACTTGACGACGTTGGCGAGATTGCGGGATACGCCAGGAATCGTAAAAACGGCCCGTGTGTAGAGGGAAACGACCATAGACTTGATCGAGGTCAAAGACTTGACCATCGCATCGGGATCGGCGCCTTGAAGCTCGGCCAATTGCTGAGAGAGCTGAAGGCCGGCGGGGGTTGTGGGAGGAGCATTGGGACCGGGAGGCGGAGGTCCACCGGGGCCGCCAGCACCAGGGCCACCAGGCACGGGAGGGCCACCCATACCCATCATTCCGGGCGGAGGAGGCATTGGGCCGCCGGGACCGGCAGGAGGGCCACCGGCACCAGGACCACCGGGGCCGCCTGCGCCGCCGGCTAATTTGCCTATCAGTTGCCGGGCCATCATCTGTGCCAAAGCTGGATTTGCGGTTCCCATTGGATTTGAAATCCTCGGTGGATGCTGACTACTTCTTGTCCGACCAGAACGGCTTGTCGCCACCTTCGGGGATCAGGCCAAGCGGATCTTTGATGTTGACGACAGGAGAATTGTTCACGTCGGGGCCGGGCTCGTTGCCAGTTCGCCCAACCGTAAGCGGGGACTTCAAAATCTCGGTGTTGAAATTGACCCCGAAACCTTCCTTGATCTTTGCCATGGTGCTGCTCCTCAATGCTGGGTTCGTAGTACTTGGTTGAACTTCTCGGCAGACCGACTACTTCCGGCCCACAGTGCTCTTACCGACACGCCGGTCAATCTTTTTGGTCATTCTGGCTACCGTATGCCGAGTGCCTACCTTGGCTAGCTTCATGATTGGTCTCCTTGGGAACCAGCAGGGGAAGAGGGTTACCGCCACCTCCCCTGCCGTTTCCTGTCTTGCGCATCGAACGCTTTCGGCGGAGAGGATGGGGTTAGTCCCCCACCAACTCCCACCCGCCGCCGAACGAGAGAACCGGCGAACCAGATCTCTCTACTTGCGAGCGGCGGTGCGCCGACGCCTGGTGGATCGTCTGCCTCCACGAGAAGCCATCCGCGTACCTCCTTCGCTCCGGGTCGCTGGGCTAGGCTGTGCGGGAATTAACCCGAGACAGCCGCCGAGCAGTTAAGAAGACGAGGCGCGAAGGCCAGCGGCACCGTCTCCGGGATGAGTCAGGACCGATGAGCCGAGCGAGATTTCTTCGCACGGTCAGCGATCCGGGCACGCATGTCGCGCAGAAACTTCCGGGGTTGGCCAAAGTCCTTGACGACACGAGAATCAGATTTCGAGGGGGTTCCGGCCATCAGGATGGTCTCCTTTCGGAAGTTGGTGCGCGGCTAGGATGGGGCAAGAGTAAAGCTCGGGAGGACGAATCCCCCCGGACTAACTACTTGCGCTTTGCGGCGGCGCGCCGCTCTTTCTTGGTTTCCTTGCGCTTGTGGGCCATGATGTGTTTCTCCTTTGCACGAGCCAAGCCGAGGCCGAAGCCCAGACGAGAGCAGAGTGCGATTAGGAGAAGGATAGAACGGAAATGAGAGGATGGGAACCCCCTCGCCATAACACCAATGCTGTGCGAGAGCAAAAATTAGTAGATATTGTGTATAAAAACCCGTCCCGAGTGCAAACCGCCATGGCGAAACTGACAAATAGGAATTCCAAATTCAGCAAGAACCCCAGTTCGTATCCACCAGTGAACGGTCTGCGGCCTGCGCCCCATCACTCTGCTGAATTCAGTAACGGTCAGCCATTGCCCCGGCCACGAGCAGGCGGGAACGCCTCGCGCAGAAGAAGCGTGATCCGGGATTGTTGTGGCTGTGACCGCTGTTGCCGTTTTCTCACCCGCCTTTATCATTTGCGGCCACTCTTAACCTTCGCCAGCGCGGCCAACGCCTGCGAGGTCTCCTGTTCCTTGGCAATTCCTTCAGGATCAGGATAGCCCAGCGTCCGAAGCCCGCGTTCTGGCCCGACCACGCCACTCTTCATCAGGTCAGGCGTAATCTTGCGCACAATCGCTTCGGACAGCGGCCGAACGCTTGCGTCGTCCAGCGCAACGTCATAAGTCGAGGGATCGACCATCCCATTCCACGACGCGAGGGTAATCCCCTCGGGACCACGATACGGCAGAGTGGTCTTGGCCTGATATTTGCACATCGTATCGAAGAAGAACTCGCCAGCCATCTGCGCCGTCTCGCTCAGGAACCGGCCGGCAAGCTGAAGCAAACCGGAAGATTGCAGAACAGCCGAATCAAATAGATCAGTCGAAACATTCCCGGCTCCAGGGTCACCCTGGCGCGAAGCGGAGAACCCGAGCACATCGTTTTGAAGGGAGAGAAGTTTCTCGGCGCCCTGGAGCGCGCCGCTGCCAATAGCGTTCGGGGTGATCGGCGTGGGAGGCTTCGACCCAGGCTTGATCGTCACAACCTCGCCCGGCAGCCCGCCAAACCCATCAATATCGATTCCCGTGTTTTCCTCGATCACCCAAAGCGCGTTGTTCATGCGCAAGCCATTCTCGAAGATTTGTGAGTAGAACCGTTGAGCTAAGCGCTGCATGTTCTCGGTCATGCGGGTAACAGGAATGCCCCACGGGCCAAACAGAGGCGGCAAAACGTAATTGGGGAAGATGGGGAATCGGGGCGCGGCGATGTCGCGACGGGGCGGGTATGGGTTGTCGCCGTCTTGCAGAATCACACCTTCACATTCTACGAGCCAACGTCCGTTGGGGTATTTCAAACGGACTTCCGGGTCGATCAGCGAAGTCGCTGGAACGTCATCTTTCTCGACGGTTTCGCGAGTGTAATCACGACAGAAACAATGCCGAACGAGCACACGCCATTCGCTACTTTGGGTGCGCGCATTCTGACCGGGCATACCAGGCATCGAGGACATTGGTCCCTGGGGCTGCGTAATCCCGTAGCCGGAATCTCCGGAGAACGGTTGAAATCCACCGGAGGTATGCCGCGGGGAAATCGCCCGGGAAGTTTCCGGCCACTTCAACCGGACATCTTCAAGATTCATCCACGTGCCCCAGCCCGCATAGGCTGGGTTCCAAGTGTAGTCGGCCCCTGGGTCAAAGAAGACGAGGCGCGGGTCGATACTGCGCGCCCACATGCCGCCACGGGCACGAGAGAGATCCGGGTCAAATCCAGCAACGATCCACCCGGCGCCGCAATAGCGCGCGGTGAGCCCCGCCATAAGCAAGTGCAGATTCATCTTCGAGATTTGCCACTGAGCCTGAAGGGAAACTTCGCGGGCAAGGTCACGCGCGGATGAAGATGGAAGCGAAGAGTCAGCCTGCTGAGCCCCGGAGTACGAAGGATCGCCGGCGCCAGCGGAGGGGAAAATGTACATCCGCGGAGAGAGGTTGCTGACCTGGTTCGCTTCCTCCAGCATAATCCGTTGCAACATCGGAATCGAAAGGGAAGGCCTATAGACCGGGCCTGGGGTCATCGCGTCTTGGAGGTTGTAGAGCTTTTCAGCGTTTTCCGCGAACGTTTCGCCAAGGCACTTGTTGCGGAAGGAGTCTGAACTTTCGCACCATTCAGAAATATGCCGGCTTCTTGGGTCAATTGACTCCTGCTTTTGGGACTTGCGCGCGGTGCCCATCAACACAAGGTTGCCCATCTAATCCTCTTCCTATGCCCGCGAACGAGTACGACGACGGACGCCGCGTTTGGTTTTCTTGCCACCTTCACCGATGGTTGGAAACTTACGATGAACAGCGGCACGGACCTTAGATTCTACCGCTCCGCCCTTGTGCGCCGCGCGGCTCAAGGCTGCTCTGGCGTGAGAAGCATCCTCGATGGGAAAAGACCGATCTGGTCCAGCGAAATCTTTCGCCGGCAACCGA